TGCTAACGCTTCCTTTAAATTCTTGTATGTCATTTTAACAAACGTCAATATTGTTCATTACTACCAGACTAAAAGTAGCTACCCAACCAGCGACTTGATTCTCAAACCTATCTCTAAACGGCTCTAGGTTTACACTGCTTTCTAAGTGGTAGCCATCAAAATGCAGATTGCCTTTCCTTAACTCTTGGAGAAATTTATTTAACACTGCTAACTGAGTATTTAAAACATCTTGCTCATTATCATTGCCTCTAAAAATATCGAGCGTCTCAGCCTTGCTTACGTCCACAATATCCATAGCCATAACGCTAACGTTAAACGTCAGTATTTGTCCGTTCTCAGCAACGCTATTAACCATTATATGCGACAGTGGGAATATGTCTTGTTTGTTTAGATTAACTTGTGTTATATCACCCTCTGTAACTGTGTTAATATTTATGTCAGATAGTAAGTTGTTTTTCAACTTCTCCAATACATCGTAATACGCAAACGCTCCTCTATGTTCTATTGCACTCATTTTTTAAATTTATTTTTTATTCTGCTACTCTCTAACTCGTTTTTTTCTTTCTTATAACTAAGTGCGTGTAAGCACGTATGAACGTTTAATCTTGTGACCTCATCTATTTTAAGGACATCGAACTCAGCAAGTGCTTGAATTGAGTTATACCAACCGTATCGCTCATTGAAGTTTGAAGTTGCATCGAGTCCCCCTCCGTCTCCGTCTCCAAAAAGTCTATCATAGCCATTGATAATTCCTTTCCTAAATTGTAAAAAAAAACCAAGCTACTAATAACTGCGTCCATTGGTGTATGCCTCATTGCATCGTGATACAAGTCTCCTTTGTATTCGTCTATTAAATACTTCTCTCCACTCTTCTGCTTTATAGGTCTATATAAAACACTCATAACTCTATACATATTGTCCCAGTCCCCTATGTTTGTATCGATGTCTATATATTCTCCAAAGCTCATATCGTCTAGCTTAGGTATAAACCCAAACTCTGTATCGCCCAATTTGAAAGACTTAACCAAACTAGGCTGCTCACTTAGAGTGTTATTTATTATATTAACTATCTTAGATACATCACTCATTTTAAACTCTAGCGACTCATTATAAGGCACTCCGCAAAATATCTCTAAAACTTTCTGTTGCACGAAAACATCGCTATTCTCGTCTTTCTCGTTTATCTCTAATATTTTTAAATACTTCACATAGTCAGACAATGCTATCTCACTAAGTTTGTTTGGTACATTTAGTTTAATGTTCATATTAATATAACGTATTATTTATTGTTTTTATGAAATTGTATACTTGCCAAAGTTTGGCTTACTTATGATACTGTAAGTTCCGTATCTAACCGCATCAATAACGTGATTATTTCTGTCTTCTGGAACGTTTGTTAATTTTCCAGACTTATCTTCTAACCACTTGTAGTTTCTAAATTCCTGTATAGCGTTAGTGCTATCTTTTGTAATGTTTATTTTGTATCGTTTTAGTAAGTCAATACCAGCGTTCACACTATCCCTACCTTTTATGCTACCTTTTACATTCCAACCCATACGTTTAAGCTCATCGTTTAATCTAGGCTCTGCCGAATCTCCCCATATCATTTCTCTATTTATGCCTATGCTTTTAAACTTGTAGTGTATGTCTTGACCAGTCATCATAGTCTGATAAAAATACTCCTTTATGTATAAATCATAATCTTTTCTCCATATACCCACAAGCGTTGTAGGGTCATTAGAGTAACCATAATCTAAACCAAACGATATGAAGTCTGCATCTTCTGGAACTTTATCTACTACACTGTGTGTGAATATAACAGACTTGCTAACTCCTTTCTGTCCTAAACCATAAACTTGCCAATAAGTTTCATCTGTATCTCTTAGCCTTTCAATTTCATTTACTAAGTTCTGGTCTAAAAAAGGGTTGTCTAAATATGTTGTAATGTGAAAGTCGCAATCCTCTCTATCAATCACATCGTCATATAACCAGTGGTATTCGTCTGAGGGGTTGTAGTCAATTATTATTCTATCACTTGTACGTATGTTTAACTGAAAGAAGTCTTCCCAGTTCAATTCATTACCCTCATTTATAAAAAGCAAATCTCTCTTTCGTCCACGTATTTTCTGTGGCTCGTCCAGAGAGACAAACTCCACTAAGTTTCCGTTTAGCTTGTATTCGTTTAGGCTTTTACTATGACGTTCTTCTGTATAAAGGTTGTGTTTATTTAGTAGGTCAAAGAAATCTCTCATACTTGACCCTCTTAAACTCGGTCCTGTCTTCCTACAAATTGTAACTATCTTACCAGTATTAATCATACAATATCTGAATATTATCCATATAAGTATGTTGTAGGTTTTACCAGACCTAGTGCCTCCTTGTTCTACTATAATCCTTTTGTTGCTAGTGTCTAAGTGTTCAAAGACGCTATTTGTCTGTATCTGGATAGATGACCTCAATATTTATATCTAGTTTATTTCCGTCTATTCCAGTGATTTCGTTTCTCTCAACGTAACCTCTGTTTTTAAATTTAGTTTTACAAAGAAACATTACCGCAGCTGGGTGCTTGTCATTTACCAGTTCATATAATTTTGTTTCAGCAAAGTCTCCCACTACATTTTGTACTTCCAGCATTTTATCAGCAAACTCTTCATCTTCTTTCGCCCACCTATAAGGTGTCGTTCTATCAACTCCAACTGTCTTTGCAGCTTGTGATACTATACCTAAAGATTTCTCTAATGCGACAAGGAACATTTCTTTCTTGTGTGTTGTTTTTGTCGTGTTGTTTACTTTGTTTTTGGACTCTTCCACGCTCTACTATATTTATGTTCTTTAATATTTAACGCATCAAATACTCCGTCTTTATAGAGTAATTCTACCTCGTCCTTACTAGCTCCTATACTTTCTTGTATATATTCCATACTAACTTCGTGCTTATCAACTAAAGCTTTAACTATCTCGTGCATCTTAAAAGCAACGTGATTACCCTTAGCTCTATTTATTCTAATAGTTAATAGCATACGTTCTGCCTCCGACAACTCCATTACAACGCAAGGTACTTTACCGTTATATTTTTCTTTAAGTAACTTACTATTCCTAGAAAGGTATGACCTATGGAATCCGTCTATTATTGTGTTATCGTTATTAATAAGTATTGGTTGTATCCAGCCATTCTTTAATACACTTAGCTCTAATAGTTTTAGTTCTTTATTTAATACTACATTAGGATTGTAGTCGTTAGCGTTTAGCTTTTCTACTTCTATCCATTTCACATTTGAAATTGGGTCTTGTTTATACATTATGGTCTCTATTTAATATTGAAAAATCGTGTCTATAAACTGGTGGGTATTTTTTACCTCGTCTCACTTCGTCTTGATATATCTCTACTGCCTTAGCGTTTCTGTGTTTTGAGTGGTGCATCATATGACACCTCCAGCATATAGGCTCTAAGGCTTGATTTACCGCCTCTATTTCTTCTTTAGTTATCTGGATAGGGAAACGATTAAATACGTCAGTAAGGGTCTCGTGAGTAACTGTATAGTCTTCATTGTGTAAATGTAATATACCGTCTTCTTGACCGCATCTTCTACACTTCTTAGGCTGAGGTATCCAACCCATTTTCTTAGCTTTGTTAGTTAGTTTGAGTGATTCTTTACGGTACTTAGCCGTCCACTGTTTGTAATTTCTCATTGTTCTATTTTTTGTTTTACATATGTTATACCATTCTTACCAACTGACTGTACTTCAAAACCGCTTTTTAAATACTTAGGCAAACTCATCTCAGTACAATAGGCAGTCAATACTGTTGGCTTATCTAATAAGATACGATTTATTCTGGATTCCCACAATTCTGAGTATATCTTTCTGCCTCTAAATTGTAGTCTTACAAAATCTGTCTTTAGTCTAATGTGGTTTTCATTTATATTCTGATACCCCACAACCCCCACTAATCTATCATTTAGATAGCAGCCTAAATATTGTGTTTTATTGTCTTCTTTTTTTATCGCCACTCTGCTTGAACGTAATTCTTTAGCAAAGGTCTTATAAACTAGACTATGTTCTATTTGACAGATTCTCAAACTCAAAGTACGATTCTTTTTGTGATGACGTTGGCATTATTTCTCTTTTATAAGCTCCACCTATTACTTTTGAAAACAAATACATTGCTGGGTATCCACCAAAAATGTTTCCCTGTTTAGTATTATTATTTCTAGTTTGTCTAGCAGTACTAACCCTCAGCATAGCTTGTTTGTATTGATAAGGGTCTGTAATATTTTCTTCAATATACCTATATAATGCTTCCCAACAGTCTCCGTTTGCCTTTTCTTTATATAATAACGCAATTTTTTCGGAATTTCCTTTAACCGCATCTTTATAGTATCGAGCCTGTACTTCTACTTCTGGCCATATATTAATAACTGAATTGTATAATACTGGGTCTAGGGTCTTAACTTTATATAATTGTTTAGCAGCTTCGGCGTGTAATATTGTCGCTACTCGGAGACTATCTTTATTAAAGACTTGCATATCATAAACCTTACAATAGTCAATATCTTTTTCATAAAAGTATCTGAATATATCTTTTTCTTTCCAGTCATATATTGGTTTACCTAGTGTAGCATTTTTAAGCTCTGGGTTTTTAGTTAAGTAACATACCTTGCTATTTGTTATTCCGCTAAACCTCATTAAACTTTCATCTGCTCTAATTCCTACAAGGGTGCAAACTCTTCTATTCTTCTTCTCATACAAAACCTTGTCGAACTTATACTGATTGTAAACTCCCTTTAGTGTGATAGCACATTCTGGCTTAGGTACTACCCAATCTCTGTTCTCGTCCCACTGTATATACTTGCGTTTTTCTCCTAAAATATAAATCTCACTTTCTAGCTGAGTCGCATAGTATTTAAAGTTATACTTAGGATTATCTACAAAGCTCAATACAAACTCTCTTACTGGAGTGTTTATCGTTTCTTCGTCTCTGAATATTACATTTATCTTATCAGTGTAACCCTCCTTTTCAAAGTACTCTTCTACTAGCTTTAACATAGCTAGGCTATCTTTACCTCCAGAAAAACTCACCCAAACTTCATCGTGACTAGAATATATTTTATCAATTCTGTCTAACGCTGCTTCGTAAACATTTCTATCTTCGTATATTAAATCTTCTTTAGTTGCCATTTACATCGTATTCTATAAACTTTAATATTCTTTTACTGTCTGATATCTTATTGTCTTCATAAACCTCTGCAATATAACTTAAAACTCTTTGAGATATATTTTCGTGTTCTTTAAAGTTGTTCTTTAATTTTTTTAAAAAACCATACCATATTTCTAACTCGTCTTCATTGCTGAAATATATAGTATAATCATTGAACTTTTCATTTGTAACTCCGTCTATTGTATCATCGTCTGTGTCGTCCTTGTCTTTAAAAAGAGCTGGGTTTAAGTCCATACCCATATTATCTAAGCTAATAGGGTTATAGTCCACTGCTAGTTGGTCGTAGTCCCACTCTCCATAACTAAGGTTATCTTTAATTAAAAACTCAGCACAATACTCCTCATAAGTTTTAGGAAGTCTTCCCTCTGCCAAAGCCTCATCATTCATTTTATCTGCCATAACTCTTGTAAAAGTCTTAGTAGGAACTTTCTTCCACCTTAACTCAATACAAGCTCTAAGCCTCATATTTCCGCCAATAATCATATTGTTTTCATCTAAGACTAATTCTCTTAGCATCATAAATTGTGACGACTCTTTTATACTCTGGACTAGCTTTTTGTATTTTAAGTCCTTAATAAATCTTGGGTTGTTGTCGTTTAACTTAACTTCACTAATCGGTAACATTTTCATATTGTAATATTTTTTCTTGTTTAATTTCTTTAACTACTTTTTTTATTGTTTCTCTGTAATGTACAATATATTTATCAAGGTTTTCAATCATACCAAAATTATGATATTTAATTATCAACTCTTCTCCCTCTAGCTCAACTAATATAAGTTTAAATGCATTGTAAAATCTATGCTCATATTTTTTTAAAACCTCAAACCCATTAGCAGAGTGCATACAAGTAGCGTGGTCTTTACCTAAATAATATCCAATTTTTATCCAAGTGTACCCAAACAGTTCTCTAGCTATCTTGCAAAAAATAACTCTAGCATTAACATTTTCTCTTGTTCTTTTTTTGTCTAATACATCTACTTTTGTATGGTATAGTATTCTTTCTCTTAACCATTGATGGTTATACATTTCTTTATCTGTCATATCTATTTTTTAAAGTGTTCCCTCAATTACAAAATCGTTAATATCAAACGCATCGCTTTTGTAATGCTCATATATTTTAATAGCTCTGGCTACTTCTTGCTCTCCTCTTTTGTAAAAGTCTTTTGATACGTCCCAAACCGCAATATCTAAATTTTTCTTATCAATACATAAAAACTTAAAGTCTTTGTAATCAACGTTAAATAACTCACAATAGATATAGACTTGTAAATAATAGCGGTATTTTGCAGCACTTTTATCAAAATTCTTAACATCAATAGTAGTTTTTAAATCGACAATTCCACCAGCTTTTTTTAGTATATCTGCCTTAGCTCTAAAAGGGTAGCCTTGTAAATTACCAATAGCTGGTATCTCCGTAACACTATCTCTCATTAATTCCATAGCCGTATGATTCTTACTCATAGCATCTACTAAACGCTCTGAGTCGTTTTTTTCTTTCATTGTAAATACGTCTGGGTACTCTAACTTAGCTTCTTTAAACTTCTTTGTATTCTTACTCTGCACATCTACAAAAACAACATCGTCTATTTTTTCTGGCTCTAGCATCATAGTATGAAACAACCAACCATCTCTTAATGCTTGACTGTTTTGCTCTTGTCCGTACTTAGTTATATAGTGGTAAGTCTTTGGACTATCTAATAATAGTTTTAAAGCACTAGACGAAAAGGCAGCTTTGCCTAAATACCCATAGTAAAAATCGTCAGAGTATGAATTGTCTATTAACTCTTGTACCTCGTGTTCTGTATTATCCAGTAATTTTATTTTCATTTTTAATAATTTTTTCTAGTTCGTCAATCCTTGTTTTAAATGCTTCAATCTTTAAGTACATTTGTGAGATAACTTTCTCTAAGTTTGCTATCCTTTGTACTTGTGAAGCCTTTGCTTTTCTCATATTATTGCGTTATCTAATTGTTGTATTAAATCTCTCACTTCGCTTCTTTCAAATTTACCTTGTATCTCTGCATTGTAAGTTTTGAATATTAACTCGTAAACGTCTTTCTCTTCTTTTTTGTCAGTTTTACCTAAGTGAGTAATTTTTAAATCAAATTTCATAGTTGCTTTTTAAATTGTTTATATTTATTTTTTATGTATTTATCCTCTTCTTTCAACCCCTGTTTTGCCATTGCGTAAAGCGAGGGTATATCATTCAGTAATTCTCTTGCGTCCCATTCAATTTCTATATAACCGTCCTCTGGGTCATATCCTATTGCCTGTATGTGTACTACTCCATTACTAGAGTGTAATTGTGTCGTTGCTTTTATACAAAATTCTTTCATTGTTTTTATTTTTTAATTAGTTCTAAATATCCACCAGCTTTGGTCGTCAAAGTCATACTCTATCTCGCTTCCGTCATATCCACTGAAGTGATGCCCATAGCCGTCAACGTGACAATTTTTTGCTGTTTCTTCCCAGTCGATAGCAATCCACCAGTCTAACTTACCTGTAAAACATTCTTCTGTTATCTCTTGTATGCCCTCTACATATATGTCCCATATTTCACTGTCTTTTATAAATCGGTACTCTTGTCCGTCAATTTCTTGGTAAAAATCATCTTCAGTTTCTAACTGTTCCACAAGCTCTCTTGCTTCATCTCTATCTACACTAAGCTCTAACTCTTCGTGTATAAACTCTAATACTTCTCTGTTAATTGTTTTCATTGTTTTTTTTTATTAA